ACTGACCGACCGGACACTTCGACCATCCCGTAAAACAAGACGGCGGATCTTGGCTGCACTTTCCATCAATATCACCCGTTCATGCCCCGCGCTAAATGCACGGATCCTAACAAACAGGTGGGTCAATCTTAAACGCTCATAACCCACCTAACCGGGTCAATTTTGCATGCCGATTCACAAGCTGGAAGGCCACCGATAAGACCCACCAGACCTACAGCAAAGCTAAGGTTGCCTATGCGCACGGCCAGAAGAAAAAACTGATCACCGGTGAGGTGCAAGACCCTTCCGTCAAGTCCGGCGATACGCTCACCATTGATGAGCGCGTGGAAGATGAAGCGGAAGCCAAGGCAATCGCCAAATCTCGCCTTGCTAAAGCCAATGAAGACGGGCTGACAGCAAGCCTTACACTGGTGGGTGATCCGCTGATGGTCGCCGGACAGGTGGTTGCACTGGGTGCAAGCTTTGGCAAATACGCTGCACTCTATCTGGTGCACAAAGCCACTCACAAGATCGTGCGCGGCAAGTACACCACCCAGCTGGAATTAAAGGCCATCCGCCAGGACGGCAAGGTGCGCAAGGCGACTACTAAGGACACAAAGCCCGCCAGTAAATCAGGATTGTTTGACGGGCCGGTACAGGATCTTTCCAAACCGCAAGGCCAGACGTTTTAAGGGAGAATATCATGTCACGGATTACAGAGGGCGAAGCCACATGGCCGTTCAAGCGCGGCACGCTTATTGAACATGGAAAGAGCGGGCGGGCAAAAGTTCAGTTTGCGGATGAAGACGACAACGCCTCCACATGGCTTTCCGTCAGTCAGCGCGACACAAAGAGGCAAAAAACTTACGACATGCCCGCAGTCGGCTCGCAGGTCTGGTGCCTGCTGGATGCCTATGGCGAGGATGGGGTGATTGCAGGGGCGGTCTGGTCCGATGAAGATACACCGCCCTCCAATGATCCGAATATTTTTCATGCTGTCTTCGGACCGCTGGAGATTTTCGTCAATAAGACCACCGGAGAGGTTAAGGTCAAAAGTGCGCCGAAAGTAACAATTGAAGCCGATCTTCTTGAGGTGAAAGGCACGGTAAAAATTGAAGGCGACAGCGTGACTCACAACGGCAAGGAAATCGGTGCAACCCATAAACATAGCAAGGTCACACCGGGGCCTGCTCAGACGGGAGCGGTGGTTTGAGAGGGAAAGTGACAGGTAGAAAGAAACTAATTTTAACACCGGGGCTTGCCGCAATAATTGTATAGGAAAGAAAAGCGAAAATGCGAAAAACTCTCATTTCTGATTACATAATTACCTTTATACTTGGCATTAAGGTTGGTGTTTCGATCGGACTATTTACGGGCGTCTTTTGGGTTTGGGTATTGGCTTTGGGATGGGGCGGCTCATACTCTCTGCCGTAGTTGAGTTGACGTTGGTCTTGAAGTTTCCCTTGTTTGACACGCGCGTTGTGTCCTTAGGTATTGGTTGTTTCATGTACGCTTTCGCAATTTCACCTGCCATAGGGGCAATGACTGTTGCTGAGGCAGTCATTGCGGCCGCACTTAATACAGTTACGCCTCCGATCACTGCTGCCATCACTTGCGCCCGCGCTTGGGGATCCCAAGTATCAAGATCTCCGAACAATTTATTAAAGAGGCTTTTAACTTCTGGACCTGATTTAGAAACCTCATTCCGTGCCTCTTCAAGGGTCACATTTCCAGATTGCAGACGACGAGCTAAAGCCTCAATCGCCCGCATAGCTTCAATAGATATTCCAGGTTGAAGTAGGCAATTGACTCTGCCTTGCAAGGTTTTGGTGTAAACGCCATTGAGAATCTCGCTTGTCGCTCCACAGATTGGACAGTTTGTACCAAGGTTCTTAAAAGCAATAGACGAGCCTGAGCCAGCGGCGATTGAAAAAAGGCTAGGTATAGAAATGAGCCCATGTGTTGGGCAAAAGGCCGATATTTCCATTACTTGTAGCGACTCCTATATTTAGAATGGAGAATAGTGTTCTTGCTCACCATTCCTATGTCAATACAATCGGTTGTTTGTCATGACATAACTCGGTGGACTCTAAAGCGTTAAGCGCGCCAATATAGCCTTGATCGCCCCGACCGGAACAGTTCCGTAACCTGATCCTCGCCCGCACGATACCTTGCCTACAACGAGAAGTTTTAGCAAGGGTGTTTGCGGGCGATGGTTTTAGATCCCCTCCATTGGCAGATTAAGTTAGCGCAGGAAGATGATGCGCCGTGGAATGAGGCGGTGGCGGGGCTGGATGATCTGGCCCAGTCCATCCGTATCATCTGCCTGACGCCCAGGCTTTCTGTTCCCACCGAACCTGAGCAGTTTTGTGATGCGCTGAGCTATATTGACCGCGTACCAGCTGAAGCCATTCCCGGTATCTCCAAAGAAATCTGGGAGGGTATCACCCGCTGGGAGCCGCGTGTTCTGCTTGACCGTGTTGACGTTGAGCAGCTTGGCCCCGCGTTTTTCGCTGCCTCCATCTTCTGGCGTCCGCGCTCTGATGTGCTCTCCGATATCCTCCAGCGCACGGATGTTGATCTGATGAGGGCTGAGTGATGGCGAACCTGATCAAAGCCCTGACCACTGATGAGCTGATCCGGCGCGGCCCGCCGCAGCATTTCACCACCTCGGTCAAGGCCTGGAAGGAAAAGCTGGTGGCGTGGTGGGAAACTCACCCAGACGGGCCACAGCGCAAGCTCTATCCGGCTCACTATGAGATGCTGCTCATCAACCTGCTCGCCTACGGCTTGTCGCTGCTTGGCAAAGAGGGGCAGGATGCCGCCGACAAGCGCTGGCTGCTGTTTGCCAAGGGGCATTCACTGGATGTGGCCGCCGCCAACAACGGCACGTTTCGTCTCAAAGCCAAACCTGCACGGGTGGAGCTTGCCTTCACACTGGAGACCCCACGCGGAACCGACCTTATCTTGCCGCGTGGGCTGGAAGTCAGCGCCGGAGAGGTCTCATTTGCGTTGGATGACCAGCAGGTCTTGAAGGCGGGCGAAGTCTCATTAAGTGGCCGCGCCACGGCAACAAAGCCGGGACCGGAGGCCAATGGCCTGCTATCCGGCCAGATCACGCAAATCTCTGCGGGCTATCCTGATGTTAGTGTGACCAACACGACACCGAGCGCAGGCGGCACAGCCGCAGAGGAGGACAGCTCGCTGCTCTACCGCGCTGCCAAAGCCCATGACCGTATTTCCAAGGCCGGACCGAAGGAAAGCTACCGCCAGCAGGCCCGTGCCTTCTCACCAGACATTGCAGATGTGGAAGTGATCCGGCCAGAGCCGGGACGCATTGCGCTTTATGTTCTGCTGACCTCTGGTGTCCCGGGTGCCCAGTTCTGCGCGGATCTGAAAGCCTATCTGGACCCGCAAAGCAAACGCCCGCAAGGCGATGAGCTGAGCGTCCATCCTGCCGAGCTGGTGAGGGTTCACATCACCGGCCCACTCAAGGTCAACGGAGATTTTGAAACCGCCCGCGCTGCCTCAGAACAGGCCATTCGCAAGGCCGGTCTCATCTGGTCACAGCGTTTGGGGGACTATCTGGCGCTGTCTGCGTTAACGCCTGCCGTTCGCCTCATTGAGGGCGTGGTGGATGTGGATCTGCATGTGTCCAATTTGGCCTCTCGCCAGCTTGGCAAAACCCAGTTTGCCGTGATTGGGGATGTGGATCTTGTGGCGGAGGCGTCATGAGCGAGCGCCGATTTCCACACACGCTGATTTCCTCCAGTATCAATGAGGAGCGCTCCCGCGCCTTTGTGGATGCACTGGAGGCCATGGCGGCGGAGTTCGACTTCTCCGTCCTGATGCAGCGCAACTCCGATGAGATATCAACGCAAGCCCTGCCGCTGGCAATCCACGACTGGTCACTGGAAGAGTTCATTGCAGAAGATGGCCTGCCGGAACAGGCAGTGCGCCGCCTGATTGATGAAGCCTGGAGCCTGCACGAAGATAAAGGCACCGATGATGGCGTGGCCCTTGGCCTGTCGCTGATTGGCATCCGCCCGCACATCAAACACTGGTGGCAACAAGAGCCGGAAGGCCCGCACGATACCCATAACCTGACCGTCTACGCCAATGAACATCTGTTTGAAGATGAAGCGGTGCTGCTCAATGAGAAGGTTCAGAAGGCCGCGCTGACCATGGTGGATGCCACCAAGCGCTGGTCTCAGGACACCAGCTTTGAGCTTGGTGCAGAGTTTGAGAGCACACTCAGCCTTGGCCTCGCCGGACGGGCTCATAGTTTCACTCAGCCGATGGGTGCAACGGTTCTGCCCGAAAGCGGAACGACGCTGAGCGCAGGCACAATGGCGCGTGGTGTGGCTTTCGTGACGCAAATAGCTGAGCCGGTTCTGCCTCAGACGGGAGCAGCTTTTGGCTGCGCTGCAACTGCTCGTGGCTATTCCTTTCTTTCAATTCATGGGGAGCTAATCGGATGAGCCTCAAAGCCATCAATCCAACACTCACACGCACCGGCATGCGATCCATCTTTAATGTCTCTGATGCCGGACTACACACCAAAATCACACACCTTGCTTTGGGCACCTCTCGCTATACGCCAACGGGAAAGGAGAGTGAGCTGAAGGCGGAAAAAGCACGCATTGAGATTGTTGGCTCTCGCTATCTGGATGATTTCCAGATGGAGATCACGGCCCTGATTGACGGGAATGTCGGCTTCACTCTGGCCGAGCTGGGCGTGATGTTAGAGGACGGCACTTTGCTGGCTGTCTGGTCAGACCCGGACACGCCAATGGCTCACTACACTCCCGGTGTGCCGATTGCGTTTTCCTTTGTACTTGCTCTAACTGGCCTTCCACAAGACGTCATCAAGGTGACGGGTGATGTGGATCTGCAACTCTTCTTTGGTGAGGAGTTTGCAGGCACGGCCACCTCCATGATCACCCTGCAGTTTGAGAACTTCCAGCTTAACGAAACAGTGCGCGGCCTGACTAAAGAGCTTTCTATTGCTCAAACAGCACGTGCTGAGTTGCTGCGCCGCCTGGAAGCGGTGGAAGCCAGAGTTGATCTGCAAGCTAACGCCCACATCGAACAGCTTACTTTGGATGCCACGCTTGCATCCTCACTCCTCACCGTTCAGCGCCACACTATTGAAAAGGATCAGTTGCAATGAGCCTGACACAAAGCCTGAAAGAGGTGGTTCAATCCACCACAGCTCTGACTCAAGCCGTCCAGAAAACCTACTCGCAGCACAATACTGAGATCCAAAAAATCCTGAATATCGCCCCAGAGCTTCAG